CATATGCAAGTGGTGTTCCAGGTGTAATTGGAAATGCAGGTCTGTAAATCAGACCGCCACCGCCGCCGCCGCCATCGTGTGTTGCGGTACTACCACCACCGCCAGCAACGAGTAGTACGTCAACTGCTGTTAATCCATCTGGTACTGCAAAAGTACCAGGTCCTGTTGATGTTACTGATACAGTTACAGATGTTTTTACCGTAATATTAAACTGCCTAGAAATTGTTGTTGATGAAGCAGTAGCAGATACAGTAAAAGTTGAAGTTGTATCTGAACCAACAGCAGTAGCTGTTCCTGAAATTCTACCTGTAGATGTACTTAAAGTTAATCCACTTGGTAAAGAACCAGAAGTCAGAGCATAAGTTATTGTATCACCTTCAACATCACTAGCTAATGCTAAAATATTAACAGCTGAATCAGTAGCTACTGTTCTACTACCATCATATAAAAGCACAGTTGTATCAGCTGCGTTATTAAATGTAAGCGCAGTATCTACTGTGATAGATCCAAAGTTAAATAATAATCCTGATGGATTTGTTACTCTTACCTGATAAGGTTCGTTTGCATAAGCAAAAGATGAATAAGGTACACTACATTCTATTCTATTTGAATTCACTACTGTAGTTGATGATGGTGAAATATTTAATCCACTATTTGCTAAAAATAAAACAGAAGCAGATGATGAAAAGAAAGCACCTAGTATTACAATTGTAGCATTACCTGATAAATTACTGTCTATAGCAAAACTAGAACCATCTTCACCACTATCTAAATTTAGTGCTGTGATAACTGGTGGAGTATCAATAGATTTCCATTCTGATCCGTCATAAAATTCAACTAAATTTGATGTAGTATTATATCTAAATCTACCTTCTTCATCTGTTCTATTTGCTGGAGTAGCACCAGACGAAATAGTTACACCAGCTGTGCCAGTAAATTTTCTATTTTTTCCTGTTATATCTCTTAAATCAGCCATTTGTTTCTCTTTTCTCTCTTATTTATACTACAAGTTCTCTACTAATTTCCAACCGTAAGTTGCACCAGTGTAAACTAATCCAATAGCAGCGTCTTCAGTAGAAACTGTTAAGTCAGCAGTATCTCCATTAATTTTTAATCCGTTTCTTCCAATTGTTAAATTGTTAGTATCAAATGTACTTGCCACGTCTATTACTCTTACTGAGTCTCCAGTTAGAGGAGCAGCAGGCAAATTCATTGTTACAGCACCACCAGATGTATCAATAAAGTATCTATCATTAGCAGCAGCTGTAAATGGTGAATCTGCATTAGATTTTGATGCCCAAGGATTACCACCACCTAAACCTGTCCATTGTGTTCCGTTATAACCTTCCCAAGTAACTAACGTAGAGTTAAATCTGATACCACCTGTATATAGTGTACCTCCTGTAGGTCTTTCAGCAGTTGTACCAGTTGGTGGTACAAAGTGACCTGTACCCATTTTATCTCTTTGAGTGTAACCGACAATTGCTCTTTCTGTTGGTACAGCAGTATTACTGTCATTACCTAAAGTTTCGTCTGTACTAAATTCATTAATTGTTGCACCTAATTCAGCACCAATAGAACCTAATTGTAATTCGTTAAGACCAGATAGGTCAAATGCGTCTGCGTTTAGTGTTGCAACACCAGTCGCCTGTTCAATTCTGAATAAATCACCAACTCTAAAGTCACCTTTTTGGTCAGTAGATGAGAAATAAACACGACCACCATTAACTTCATTAACTTCGTCTGCCTGATCAGCAGGTTGAGAAGGACCACCAGGATAATTTGATGTTATAACATCACCTGTACCAATGTCTAGGAAATCGTGTCCAGTTAAACGAACATTTGAAAAATTTCCTGTAATGTCAGCAGAAGTGTTATCAGCTTTAGCATCACCTGAAGTTACACTAGAAGTTAATCTAATTAATGCGTTTTCGTTAGAAGTATCTTCTTCAGAAACAGCAGATACCCTATAGTATGTACTATCTCCTGAAAATAAAATATTTGTTCCTACATTAATAATATTTGCAGCATTTAAAGCAGTTGATCCAGAAGAAACAGCAATTAATGGACCTTGTTGTCCTGTTTGAGCATTTGTATCTATTAAATCTACTTCAAACGTAGATGAATTTTCTTTTGTAATAGTTACAGTTTCATCATCTGTAAAAGGACCACCTACTATATTTTCTATATGTAAGTAATCTAATGAAATATTAACTCTAAAAATTGTAGCAGTTGCACCTGATGAATTACCTGTTACTGTAGCGGTACCTTGACCGCTAGTAGAAATCATATCTGCAATATCAGACTCAGTAGCACCTCCACCAAATGTTGTTGCGTCATATTTTAATATTTCACCACGTGTGGTTACATTTACAGCTGATTCATTTGGATCTGTTCCATCTGCCTCAGCACCAATTTCACCATAACCTGATGAACAGTTTAATCCTCTAATAAATCCACCAGAGTGTGCATAGAAAGATTTAGCACAATAGTAAGTAAAGATTGAAACCATTTCTCCACGTCCTCTAGCAAGAGCGTGAACACCGATACCATCGGAGTTAATTTGCGTGAAATCATTTGCAAGAATTGATTTGTTACCTGTACTGTGTATATTACCATCAATTTGAATACCTGTTGCACCTGCATTAACTGAAGAACAGTTTTGAATATAAGGAGATGCTGATAATATAGCACCTGTAGGATCTAAAGATGTTACGGCAGCCTTACCTGTACCACCAGCACTTGGCGTAGCAGTTAAACCTTTAAATGTCATTTGAACAAGGTTTGTTGTATCATTTAACAAGATCATATTAGCAGCATCATTGGTCTCTAATGTTGTAACTGTTAATGTTAACGTACCCGATCCTCCACAACCAATATCTGCAACAGTAAATGTAATAGTATCACTTGTTTGATATCCAAAACCTCCGTGATAGATAGTAACTGCTGAAACTGCACCACTTGAAACTGTAATGTTTGCAATAAATCCTAGTCCACTACCAGATGTAGATGATTGATGTATGTAATTATAGGTTCCATCTACGCCTGAAGAAACAGTAGATGTATATGATGGATTAAATGCTGCAACTTGTGTAGAATTACCTGAAGCAGGTCTAATTTCGGTTCCTCTTAATGACTCACCTTGTACTGTAACTCCACTTTTAATTCTTAATGGTAATGTTTCTCTATAAACACCGTTTTTAATGTAAACAACATCTCCAATTGAAGCAGATACTACGTTAATTGTTAAATCTGTTGAATTACCAATATTTGTACCAGAAAATGTAACTGTATCTCCAGCTGCGTGACCAGAACCACCATTTATAATTTGTATAGTAGGTGTTGAAGATCCATCTGTAACAACTCTTATTTGAGAATTTATTCCTGAACCTGTTGTAGATGATTGAGATACATCATAAGTACCTGGAGTACCACCAACACCACCACTAATAGAATCAAAATCTACTATATCTCCAGAACTTGCCTGTGATAAAGCGTGATTAACTGTTTTAAATGGTAAAAATTGTGTTCCTGGATTTGAATCACTTCCAGAGTTTGCAACATAAATTACATTAGCACCTTCAGCGTTTGACCAAGATGGATCAGTTCCATCTGTTGTTAATACAGAACCTCTGATACCGATAGGTAATCTTTCTGATACTACAGCACCTTGAATTAATAAATCTCCTCGATCAGATAATACAGCGCCTGTATCTCCTTGTGCTAAAACTCCCCATTGAATAGGACTTGCGTCTGGTGTATTGTTAGTATTATTATGTGCTAAAGAAACATATGTAGATGAAATATATCTTACAACATCACCTTTATAATAAGTTGTTGAATTACTATAATTTGATCTGTATTTAAAACCTTCAGCAATTTTTGTCCAATATGTAGCATTTGTAGGATTTGTTCCTGCTGTTGTATTTACTATACATACATATGCCCATCCACCAAAAGCAACAACATCTCCTGTTTTATAAGCAGTTGAGTTATCATATTCATCTCTAGCAGAAAATCCTGGAGATAATAAATCCCATTCTGAAGCACTAGCAATAGGTGTAACACCAGAACCTGGTGTATTTGAAACCCATACGTATGAGTAACCACCATAGGTTACAACATCACCATCCTGATACGTTGTGCCTGCGTTATAAGAATCTTCAAATTGTAAACCTTCTGAATAAACTTCAAATTTTGTTTCATCAAATGTTGATGTTGAAGTGTGTTGTGTAGTTGTTCTATATTGAAACGCACCATATTTAACTAGGTCATTTAATTTGTAGTGTGTCGATCCTGACCAATCACCTTTGAAGTATAATCCTTCAGTATGTAATTGCCAATATGAATTTGTTGTGAAATCTGTATAAAACCCTGGACTTGTTGATTGTGATGTGTGATTTATTACACAAACATATGTGTTACCGCCGTATTTAGCAATATCATCTACAACATATGCTGTTGAGGTAGCCCAATCACCTCTCCATTTAAATTTAATTCTACCTAGTTTAAAATCTGCCATTTTTTATTCCTATACTGCATCCTGATAAGTAGTTGTATTTACAGTTGCGTTTCTATCAAAGGTGTCAAAGTCATCACTACTTAAAGCAGTCCTTGATACAGAATCGTTAACTCTTTTAACTAACTCTCCACTACTATTTATAAGGTAAGTTACTGTAGAATTAGAATTGTAAACAAATTGTTGGTACTTATCACTATCGTTGTTAAATCTTCTTTTATTTATAGTTCCCACAATAACACTTGCGTTATTTATTGGAGGAACAGTTATATTTAAAGTTGTGCCACTTACAGTATAATCTGTAAAAGCAGTTTTTAGAGTTCCTGCTACGTAAACAGCAATCATACTAGCATTATCTATATTATTATTCATTGTAAAAGACGTATTAGATCCATCACCTGTAAATGTTTGTACATTTATTAATTCTAACCTTTCATCTATATAACTTGTTTCGCCGTCTTTAGGAACTAAATCTGACTTTCCAGGTTCAGTAAATGTTGATATTGTTATGTCATCTGATTCTGAATTAGGATCAATAGATGATAGATATAACATACCATCTTGTGTACGTCTAATACCATTGAATTTTTTAATTTGTAGAGATGTTAAATTAGAATCAATTAAATATGCCATTTTATGTTATCTCCAATATACTGGCAAATGCTTCAACATCATTTGATGAAGAATCTGGATTAGGTTGTGCAACAATTCTAATAATATCATTTGCCTCTAAATTAATTGGTTTATCTAAAGTTAAAGTGTTTTCTGGTGGAACATCTAATTTTCTACCAATGTGATAAAAAGTAGAACCTCCATCAGTTGTTACTTTAACATCTACTTGTGCAATATTAGTTGCACTATTGTTTGAAATATATACTGCGTGAATTACTGCTTTTGTAGCACCTGGAGCAGTATATAAATTAGCAGTAGCATCATCTACTGAAGGAACTGTCATACCTGCATTTTTAAATTCACTTGCCATTTATTTTCCTATGAACCAAATACAATAGAATATGCTAGTGCGTCACCATCCATTGCAACTGTACCAGATGAATTTGGTAAAGTTATTGTTCTATCACCAGTAGGTTCAGCAACTGTTAAAGTTGTTTCAAAAGCGTTTTCTAATGCACCTTCAAATATTATGTCCCCACCATTTAAAGTTAAATCATTCGTTGTAATCGCACCATTGTCAGTTACGTCTTGTAATGTAACTGAACCTGCACCACCAACTTCTTTAACTGTTCCTCCAGATGTTTTTGTAAAAAATTTACCATCTGTAAC